GGAGACCAGCGCGGAGACCAGCGCGGAGACCAGCGCGGAGACCAGCGCGGAGACCAGCGCGGAGACCAGCGCGGAGACCAGCGCGGAGACCAGCGCGGAATATAGTAGTTCTGAACCTCCTTGGGAAACCAGCGCGGAGTCTAGCTCATAGGCTTAATAATTAAATACATTTTTTAGGAATATGGAGGGGGAAGTAAGTGGGACTATACTATTTACAATAATTTTAGCTTGTGAGAAATATAGGCACAAGATGTTGTCGCAAGACACTTCTATGTTAGGAGAACACATGTATTTCATGGGAGATCCTGAACTGTCTTCCCCTCTAGTTAAGGATAATATAGTTTATTTGCCTTGCCCAGACAATTATGAAAGCCTAACTGTAAAAACTTTAATGGCTGTTAAATGGGCGGTTGAAAACAAAGAGTTTGACCTAATATTAAAAACAGATGACGATGTTATTTTCTTAGATCATTTTAACAAAATTGTTTGTGACGCTTCAGAACATGACTATTCTGGTCGGGTAATAACAGCGGGTTCTGATAATTGGCATTTCGGTAAATGCGATAATCCAGAATTAAATAATACACCAGTTGATATACCAGAAGGAAATTATTGTGAGGGCGGTGCATATTTTTTGTCTAAAAAGTCTGCTTCATATTTAGCTAGTTATGGAATTAGAAACAATCATTTCATTTATGAAGATGCAGAGATCGGATATTTGCTGCGAAAAATCGGAATTAATCCAAATAGAGTTGAAATAAAAGAAGGCTTTAAGTATCTAAATTAATCAGGAGAGAAAATTTGGCCATGATAATATCATAAATCATGAGAAAATTAAAATTTAACCAGTCAATGATAGATGAGGCTGTTAAAAAAGCAAAAAATCTGGGTTCTATAAATAATTCTATTACTTCGGGGGCTGGTAACTTGGCTGGATACTTGGCTGAGATAGCTTTAGCTGAAGATTTGCAGTGCAATAATGTTTCTTGTGATGAAGGTAACGAGAAATACAACTATGACTTAATAAAAAATGATTTAAAAATAGATGTCAAGACAAAAAGAAGAACTGTTGACCCAAGACCTTCTTATGAAGTCTCTATAGCTGAGACCAGCAAGCATCAAAAGGCAGATACTTACGCATTTATTTCAATTACATTCAAGGAGAAGCGGGGCAAAGGGCGTAGTGCTACTTATCACGGGGTAGAATCTATATGGTTATGTGGCTTTATGCCTAAAAAAGAATATTTTGAGCAAGCTAAATTCTGGAAAAAGGGTGATGTAGATCCATCTAATGGCTTCACAGTTCATGCAAACATGTATAATATGCCTATAAGCAGATTGAAAGACGCAGAATTCTTGGCCTCAATAGAATAATTATGAGAATATTAGTAACAGGTCATAAAGGGTATATCGGAGGTCATATATTTTATAAATTAAAATCTCTAGGTCATGATGTGCGTGGTATAGACATAAAAGATAATGAAGATGTCCTGCACTGTTTGCCTGATGAAGATTTTGATTACGTATTCCATCTTGCTGCTGAACCAAGAGTCGAGTTTTCTGTTCGTAATCCGTCTCACACAATGAAACAAAATGTTCTTGTTACCTCGACACTCTTGGAGTGGGCAACAAATCATGATGTAAAGCGTGTTATTTTTAGTTCTTCAAGTGCTGCAAATGGCAATGGAGATGGTGTTTCTTGTTCGCCTTATGGACTACATAAGTTAGTTTCAGAAATGGAATGTAAGTTATTTTCTCAATTATATGGCCTAGATACAGTTTGTCTTCGTTATTTTAATGCTTACTCTGAAGATCAAAGCTACAGTGGGACTTATTCGACAGCGATTGGTGCATGGATGGAAATGATACGAGAAGGAAAACCTTTGCGTATGGACGGAGATGGGGAGCAAACTCGTGATCTTGTTCATGTTGAAGATATTGTTCTAGCAAATATTTGTGCTATGGAATCAAAAGATTGGTTTGGGGGTAAGGTTTATAATGTAGGATCTGGGCAATCAGTCTCAATGAATTATATTAGAGATTTTATAAATCAAAGGCATAGTGTCGAATGGGATAATGCATCAGAAAGAAAAGGGGATGTAAAGCATACTTTAGCAGACATAAGTGAGACAAAAAAAGATTTGGGTTTTAATCCTTTGGTATTAATTGAAGAAGGTTTGACTAGATGTTTTGGCAAATTAAAAGAATCAATTAAGAATGAATGATACAACTGGTTCAGCTTTTCTATCATATCCAGTCTCTACCTTATCTCCTCCAATAATTAAGAATGACCTCACTTCATTCAAGTCGCGAGGGATTTCTAGTATAGAGAGAGACACTCAGCAGAAACTGATAGAGCTAAAAGAAGAGTATGACAGGGCAATAGAGGAATACAACTGGAATAAGATAGTATATGAGGCAGAATTTAATTTCGAGCCAATAGCAGGAGAAACTTATTACCTATATGAGATTCGGGGTAAGAATACATTATCTATGATTAAACCAGATGAATGGGGCCAGAAACATCTAGGTTCATTTAAATTGTCTGTTGATAAGAATTGGGTAAAGGTTTAACATAACACAATGAAGTCACCAAAAATAACGTTCAACCCAATCCCCAAAGACATAGGAGATTACCTTGCTTACAGTGAAGAATCAAGCACTGGGCTTGTTAATAAAGTTAGTAGGCACTATCTAGCTAAAAAAGGAGAAGAAAGTGGTTGCCTTAATGATGAAGGATCTTTTATATTTAGCTTTAATAATAAAAAATATTTAAACCATAGAGTAATCTACTTCTTATGCACAGGAATAGATCCAGAAGAAAATCAGGTTGATCATATAGATACTAATCCATCAAATAATAAAATCTCCAATCTTAGGCTAGCTACAAATAAGCAGAACAGCACTAACAGAAATAAACAAAAAAATAATACTAGCGGGGTAACTGGGGTTCATTGGAAAAAAGCACGTAATAAGTATTATGCGGAGATCAAACGTAATGGCAAGAATATTTGCCTTGGTTCATTTAGTAAATCTGACAGAGATAAAGCTATAGCAGTCCGTATAGTAGCAGAAACAGATCCCAGATTCAGAGACCAAGAATACAGACATCCCCACAACGACAAACATAGTCTTTCCCGAAAGATGTTAGTCTGGGCTAAACAATATCTTGAAGATAGAATAGAGAGACTAGGTTGGGTAGACAATTATAATTTACAATAAATTATCATAAATTATTCTTTTTATTTATACCCTATTTTTTATTCCTTTTTATACAGTATCCTACAAGGTAATATATAGAGTAATACATAATAGAGATACAATAAGAAAACAAGATAAAATAAGGGATTATAAGGGATTAACTTTAATCAAGTGATTTGGATAGGATAGTGGCTGTTGCTCTAAATAATAAATAATGGTAATTTAGCTAACTTTTGCCCCCGAATAGCCAACAAAAGCAAATAAAAGCAGACCAAATGGCCTCTGAGTGAACAAAATTTTATAAAATAAGCCCCGCCTATAATATTTTTTTATAATTAGTAATATTTGGCCCTAGTCAAACACAAAGCAAACGCCAGTTTTTCTAAAAAAAACCAAATAAAGCGCGTCTTTGCCCACTTTAAGCAAATAAAACCAAATAAAAGCTAGCTTACAAGCAACAGCAAAAGTTCCCCACTTTTCCCAGAAAAGCCAAATAAGTATATACCAATATATACCATGAAGCAAGATAGCAACAAAAACGAATTCGATGTGAACCTTAGCAAAGAGCAACTAAGCAAATTGCAACAAATTTTTGGCATTAATAAGGGGCGCAAGTTTGGAGACATCAAGTCAAATAATGATAAAGGTAATTCCTGCTCCAAGGTTAAACGATTTTTTCGCAAATAAAGAGCGTGTGTTATTTTGAGCCATCTATTTTAATTACTATTTCACTGCTTATAATTGTTTCTTTTATAGCAGAGTAATCTAGTGTCCAAGTTTGTAGGATTTTAGGCGAAATAAGCGCAAATAAACGACCCGTCCCCCACCAAGGAGACGGGTCGTTCGCACTATGAAGACCAACACAAGACATGAAAGAGATTAACCTGCAAATAAATCAATTAATTTATCAACCCCACAACAAGCGACAATAAAGATAAATATAAGCAAGCAAATAAATACAATATTATCAATAAGGGCGGCAAGATCCTCATCTTTCATGTATGTAATATAACAGTATATATAACCAAAGCAAGCAAAAAACATTCCAGATGCCCGTTTTTTTGGTAGACCACAAATAAACAAAATCGACCTTATATAACTAACTAATTATCAGCAAGTTAGAGAGAATCAAAAAAAACTCTATAACCCATTGATTATCAAGGAGTTAGGCGGGTCGGCCCCGCCCCCCTCCGTAACTAGCTAAGAACCAACGAGTTACGAGGATTTTTTTAATCGATTAAGAATGTCCCATCTCCAAACATCCCCTCTTGAGATTTAGCCTCTGCCTTCAAGATCATTACAGCTCTCAAGTCGCGACCATCTTTTGTTGCAGGGCGAAAGTCCAAAATCTTTTCTATTTGTTCCAGCTTTTGTTTGTCTCCAGTGATCGACAGTCCGTCAATCGTGTTGAAGATCCCCCCCGCTTTTAGAAACAGTGGGATCTCCTCTGGAGCTTCTTTTTTTAGTTTTTTAATTCGTTCGTGTATCATGATACTCATTTAGTTCATTTTGTATGTAGCTCTCAATCTCGGTGAAGAAATCATCAGATAAATCCATTTGATCACAAAGGTCTTCTGGTATTGAGGCGCAAGCTATTCTAGCCATCTCTAAGATGTTGACATCATATAACCAGCCCCGAAGCCGTGGTGACGAGGGTTGTTCTTCTTTCTTCATAGTATTACAGATTGCTGTATTTTTCCATCAACTCACGCTGAACATGATTGTTCCAGATATTGTGCATAAGGCCGAACCAACTACTTCCACGTTCAGTTTGGTCTATAGAAGGAGGGAAGACTGTCCTAAACTCCTCCATCATGGTGTCTAGTTGAGATTCAAATGCAACTTGCTCAGGGCTAGCCTCCTCTTTCAACCCATCGACTAACTTTACAGCTTCATCAACCGTTATTAGCTCGCTCCCGTCGCCATTGTAAATGTTATTCAGATCATTAGTCTCCATGTAGGATCGGAGTAGAGCATCTAGGAGTTTCTTTGTGCTTACTTGTTTTTTCATGTCTTTACGCTTCTTTTATTTTGTTGATATCCCATAACACAAGTCCATCATAATCGGGTTTGTTGTCAATGGCCATTTGTATTGTGTCCTTTACTTTGCCAGTGTTATTGAGAAAAGCTTGAAATGCAATTTCTTCTCCAGTGTTGCCATCATAATAGCAAATGGAAAAAGATTCTGTTGTAAGTCTTGATGGTGTTCCTTTCATATCTGAGGGAAACATACCATGAGGCTAAAGAGTCGTCAAATTTAAATTAAAAAAAATTTTCTCTCTAAGCCACTGATTAGTAAGGAGTTACGGCAAAGCGCCCCGCCCCCGCCCGTAACCCGTTGATAGTCAACGAGTTACGAGGGTTTTTTTTATTTGGCAGATTTCATTTCTTCTTTTCGCTTTTTTCTATCGCCAAACCAACCAACATCTGGCGCTTGCATATTTCTACGTCGCCAAAAATCGTTGTAGGCTTTATTGAATTCTTCTCTGAATCCTCTTTTCAAAGTGCCGTATCTGTTTGCTTCTGAGAAGTCTGGTTTTATTGGTTCCATGTTTTTATTTTTCTTAATTTCTTTTTCTGAATATTATGGCGATAATTGCCATGATTAAAATGATCAAGGTGTCTGATTCTCCGTTTGTCATACCGGCTCGACTACAAAACCCGTTTCGTCTTTTTTTGCAAGACCTTTCTCAACTAATCCAACGATCACGCCCTTTTTATCTTTAAAGCGGAGGTCATTCTCATCACCATCGACGACGGGAAAGCCGAGATAAGTTTTAGGAAGTGAACCACGGAAAACAACCGCGACATTCCCGCCTAGCGAAAGAATCTTTTTTACTCTGTCATCGCTAGTCTCTTCACTGCGGGAAAAAGTCAGGTGATAGTTTTTAGGCATCTTGCCATCAAGCCATTTTCTCATTCTATAAAACCCCTTGGTGTAATCATAAAAATTTACCTCTGGAAACTCTTCGATCACACTTGTCTTGCTCCCCTTCTTCATATTCTCCCAAGGAATATCACTTGTCAGATTGAGACGGAAACAAGGAGTGAGATTTTTTCTCGCGGCACTTTTGATAGCCTTGCCGATTTCAATTCGAAGATCCGACATGAAACCAAAGTTATCTTTAAAGAACCTCCGCGTTTTAGCGATTCTAGAATTTTGCACGTTGGACATACAACCGCGCCCCGCTGTATCTAAACAAGCGGCGCGACAACCTGCGCTTGCCCATTGGCAAACGTTGAATCCTGATTTAGTAGCAGGGGAAAGATGGAGGCCGAACGTGCGGAATCCAACCTTTTCACCCTTGAGAGTTTTGGCGTTGCCTGAATTAAGTAGTTTCATAATTACCACCAGCAAGAATAAAAAACTTTTTCCCCATCATCAATCGCCTTTAGAGCGACCTTGATAAATTCAAGATCCTTCTCCTTGCGCCAATCATCCTGACTGCTATCAGACCCATAAAAAAAGCCGGTAGTTTTCGGCAAGTCGCCAGCCTCAACCACTGCCCATAGACTTTCTAAATCCTCGGCAGTCAATTCGAATTCAGTGCAGTTCAATTCATCTGCTGGCTTTCCTGTGCGGATTGTCCAGAGGTTTTCCATCCAGCCTTGTAAGGCGTTGTGCTTTCTCCAATAGGCGATTTCGCAATCTTCTCCGTTGGAGTCCTTAGTGTGAGCGTATTGATCTAATCCCATAACGAAAGTATTTTGACAGGATCTTCCCTGTGAGACAAGAGTTTTTTTGATTTTTTATTATTTTATTTTGCGCTTGCACTATTAGTTTTTTCGTATATAGAAAAAAACCTCGTAACTCACTGATTGATAAGGAGTTACGGGGCGGGGCCGGGGGCTGGCCCCTAAGCCACTGATATTCAATGACTTAGGAGATATTTTTATTTAATC